ATTAAACGAACAACTTTATTTTTCGTTATATTTGTTAATAATTGTTTCCCAAATTTTTGATTATGCATTTAATAAAATATCTATTCAACACGCTAAATTATAGCTTCTATTGTTTGTACTCGTTTACGTTAATTGACGTTGTAAAAAAGCTTACATTTGGGGAGTTTTATTTATCGAATGCAACTAATTTTGTACAGTTTTTATTGACTTTAATAGGTGTTTTTTTTGCTTATTACAAATTAAGAACTTACATACGTGACTCTAAAATAAGAAGTGAAATATTAGAACAAGAATTACAAGAAAAAAAAAATGCGAATTTTTACAAGAAGTGGCATAACGAATTTATAGAAGATAAGACAAATGAACCTACAAACAAAATATAAAACTTTATTTGAAAAATATGGACTTAATACTCGGTTAAGAATTGCACATTTTATGGCTCAAATTGAACATGAAAGCGGATTAAAGCCAGTTAGCGAGAATCTAAATTATTCAACAAGCGGATTAATGGATATATTTGAAAAATACTTTCCTGTTTCTGATATCGCATTTATATACGCAAGACAACCAGAAAAAATAGCAAATCGAGTTTACGCCAATCGTATGGGTAACGGATACGAAACAAGTGGAGACGGTTGGAAATATAGAGGGCGTGGATTTATTCAAATTACAGGAAAGGAAAACTATTTAAAATTAGCAAATGACACTAATTTAGATTGCTTAAATAATCCAGATTTATTATTAAAAGAAGCAAACGCAATGATTAGTGCGTTATGGTTTTGGAATTTAAAAGGCTTAAATAAATTAGCTGATAAAAATGATATTATAGGAATAACTAAAAAAATTAACGGAGGTTTAAATGGTATTGAACACCGAAAAGAATTACTTAAAAAATATCTTTCATGAAATACTTAATCATAATACTATTATTCATTTCATGCTCTACAACTCGAGATGTTAAGCTAAATAAAAGCACGATTAAATCAGGAACTATCACAACTAACAACGATATTATTTTAAAGCAAGAAACTATCTTAAATGATATATTCACAATCAAACCATTTGATAATAGTAAATCAATGTTTCTAAACGGTAAGGAATACAAAAATGTTATAATTACAAAAGATAAAAGCAAACATAACATACTCACAAAAACGATTTACAATAGGCAAACAATCACTAAAACAATTGAGATAACAAAGACTAAGGAAACAAAAAAAACAGACTATACAAGCCTGTTTTTTATATTATGTTTATTTGTATTTTTATGGTTTTATTTGCCTAAAGTTAGGGTTTAGATTTGTTACTTTTTAAACCGCATTCTTCACATTGGTTTTTACAATATTCACCGTAATAATTTTTTACAAAATTTTCATTTTTACAATAAAAAGTATTGTTTTTTATAATTCTTTTTAATTCAATTAAAATTACTTTTTTATCTAAATACATATTATCTACCTTTTCAATTTCTTTTATTAATTGTTTTATTTTTTTATCCATAATTTTTACTTATATGATTTTATAGTATTTTCAATTCTATTTTTAGCAATATTAAAGTAATTATCGTCTTTCTCTATTCCTATAAATTTTCTATTTGTATTTACACAAGCTACTCCTGTGCTTCCTGAACCCATTGTAAAGTCCAAAACGGTTTCGTTTTTGTTAGTATATGTTTTTACAAGCCATTCGATTAAAGCAATTGGTTTTTGTGTTGGATGCAATCTATTTACAGAATTACATTCGGCTTGTTTACTACTTTCACTTATTAAATCCGTTGGGTGTGATTTTGTATTATTATAATCGTCTGAAAGTTGTGAGTTATGTTTTCCGTATGTTGTAACATCACAAGGTTTTCTATTACCAATCGGTCTTATTTTGTGTTTTTCTTTATCTGTTAATTGTGGGTTGTATGTGCTATTTCCTAATTTTACATTACTAAAAACACAAATATCCTCAATCATAGTTAGCGGTCTTTTTTTGCTATTTAAAAAACCACTTCCCTGCATCTTATTCCAATTCAATCTATATTTAAAGTTTTCTATATTGCTACAAATTAAATTGCTTGTAAATGGTTCTCCGCTAAATAAAATTATTACTCCGTTAGGCTTTATGATTCTATTAAGTTGCTCCCACATAGGTTCAAAAGGAATAACTGAATCCCACTTGCAAGCAGTAGTTCCGTATGGTGGGTCTGTTATTATAGCGTCTATACTATTATCGGGTATTTGTTTCATTAATTCTAAACAATCTCCATTTAATAATTGTATCATTTCCTACTTTATTTTAACATTTATTACAAATCCATCTTTCACAATAGTATAACTATTGACATTCAATTCTTTTGCGAGTTCGATACTCTTTTCGAGCGTGTTAATTACTTTTTTCATAGGTTTAATTTTAAAAAGGACATTCTTTTTTAACTTTAGGCTTTAAGTCTTGGTAGTCTTTAAACTTTCTGCCAGTTCCGTAAAGAATATCACAATAAATCAAATCAATTGTATTGCTTTCAATAGTTTTCATTAACTCTAAATTATCGCCTAATATTGGTGTGTTTATCATCTTTTAAAAAATCTATTAATTCTTATTTCAAGTTCTTTTAAATCATCGCTTTCGTCAATCATTTCAATTACAGTAGCGTAATTCAAATATTTGTCAGAGTAAATACAAGCCCATTCTTGCATTAATCCTATTAATGTGTGGGTTTTATATTTTGAGTCTATAATTAGTTCAGGATAACGTATGTTTTTACTTTTTAGTAAATCATCCGCACTAACCATAACAGCGGTTTGGCAAGATTGCACATCGTTTGTAATTTTATTATTTGTCATAAATTTTAAGATTTTCTTGTGTTTGAATTATTAGTGATTAATTTTGCAACCTCGGCCAAGCCGAAACCGTTATGCCCTATTTTATTTCAACAAATATACAACATATAAGTATATAATTAACAAACTAAGCTAATTTAGAATTATTATAAATATCAACAAAATGTTGTATTATTCAAATTTAGTTGTATATTTGTCAAACAATTTAAAACAAAGAAATTATGAGCAACACAGAAAAATTTTACCAATGGATGAAAAGAATAAATAACATTTACTTAAATGATAATGACCGTATGGTACGTGCATTTCATAAAGTAGCTAATAATTAAGAATTATGAAAACAATATACAACACTTATGTGGTAATGGAATCACAGGAACAATGTGATAAAATGAAGCAATTATGTATTGATAATAATTTACCAATATGGGATTGTAGTATTGGATTCGTTTTTATAAAAGACATAAGTTATTTCAGTTATTCTAAAGTTTTAACTTTTGCTATTTATGGAACTTATTTTGAAGAAGAAATAGAAATAACCGAACAAAAATTTATTGAATTATTAAAAAATACAAAATTATGAAACTAAACACACACACATTTGAATTACATGGAGTAAGTTTAACAGCTTATTATACAGTAAGCGGTAAGTACTACCCAGCGACACAATACGAACCAGAGGAATTTCCAGATGTTGAAGTGCATAAAATAACATTAGAAGATAATCCAGTCGATATTCAAGAGTTATTATACAATTATGAAGAAGAAATCTATAAAATATTAAACGATGAGCAAAGATTATAAAGTTGAGACGTGGGGTAAAGGTAATTTTATTATAGTAATGAATTACCCGTATAATAATGATGTTGTTAATTTTCGTTATAATAATAAAAATTACATGAAAAAACAAGAGTACGCAATTGGATTTTGGAAACCTAAAAATAAATAAAAATTATGAAAACAGATTGGAGAAAATACAGGAAATCAACGCACTTGGCAAGTGCTGACTTAGACGCAATGGAAACAGACGGACTGCCTTTAATATTCACGATTAAAAACGTGAAATATGAGATAGGTGTTGATGTATCAGGAACTAAACAAGACGGTATATTTTGTTATTTTATTGAGGCGGTTAAACCTTTAAAATTAAACTCAACTAATAATAAGATATTAGCTGGATTTGCAAAACAAGACGGATTGATAGGTAAGGAATGCCACGTGATAGAAAATTGGGCGGGTATGAAGTTAGAGTTGTATGTGGATAGAAATGTTAAAATGATGGGAGCTATAACTGACGGAATTAGAATAAAACCAATACGACCAAAAGAAAAAGTAAAACCTAATTTTACAGAAGATAAGTTCGAAAGTGCAAAAAAAGCAAATGCAACTATTGAACAGATAGAAAAAAATTATATACTAACCGAAGAAATGAAAACAAAATGGAACAATTACAACGTATAGACGAATGGTATAATGAACGATTAGGCAAGTTCACGGCATCTGAAATTTATAAATTAATGGGCAAACAAGGACTTGGTGAAACTGGAAAAACTTATGCCTTTGAAAAAGCCATTGAAGAACTTTTCGGAACGTTAGAAGAAAATTTCGTTTCTTACGACATGGAACGAGGGATTGAATTAGAACCCTTAGCGTTTAATAAGTTTAAGGAATTGAAATCTTTAGATTTTATAGAGGTTTCAAAGTGCGGCTTTATTGAATTAGGGGAAAATGCGGGAGCAAGTCCTGATGGTTTAGTAGGCGAAAATGCTATTTTAGAAATTAAATGCCCAAGACCAAACACTTTTTTTAAATTAGTTGCTGATGGTGAAATTGATAAAAAATACTTGTATCAAATGCAAATGCAAATGATGGCTACTAATAGAATTAAAGCGCATTTTTTCAACTATATTGTTTTTGAGGGTATAGAATACTGGCATGAAATAATTATTGAACGTGACGAATCTATTTGCGATTTAATTTGGGATAGAATTATAGAATCAGAAGAAATTAAAAAAGAATATATAAACAAAATTAATAATAATAAACAATTTTAAAACATGGAAATTACAGGGATTATTGAAAAGGTATTACCGTTAGAATCAGGGGTTACAAAAGCTGGAACTGATTGGCAAAAACAAAACTTTATCGTTACTAATAATGATGGTTATGACGGTAAAAAACAAATATTTTGTTTTGAGATATTTGGAGAAGAAAAAGTGCAAAACTTTAATAAATTTAACAAAGTTGGGGATAGCGTAAAAGTTGATTTTAATATATCAACAAACGAATGGAAAGATAAATATTTCACATCATTACAAGCGTGGAAAGTGTTTAAGACAGAGCAAGTTACTACAATGACAGAAATAGTTAATGAGCCAGAAGTTGACGATAACTTACCATTCTAATTTATTCACCCACTTATTAACCCACTTTAAACGGTGGGTTTTTATTTAGAATTAATATAAATTATATCATTATGTTATAGCAATTGATATAAAGACTATCTTTGAGAAAATTAAATAAATAGAAATTATGAAAAGAGAAATAAAATTTAGAGCGTGGAATTATAAAAAAATTATTTATAATATTTCCGTTAGAAATTCATTAATTCAAAATCACAAAAATGAATTTGATTATATAACTAATTCAAATTATCCATTAATGCAATTCACTGGATTAAAAGATAAAAAAGGGATTGATATTTATGAGGGAGATATTTACGAAGTACTAATTGGAGATTATTATCAAGTATTTTTTCTTAATGGTGCTTTTTGCGGAGGAAAATCAATTGAAAGTTGTTCTCCTTTTGGATTTAGTTTAGAATATTTAAATTCAGAATATACTGGAGAAATGATACCAAATAATTTTACCGAAGTTATAAATATAGTCGGAAACATTTATGAAAACCCAGAACTTTTAAATAAATAGAAATTATGACACCAAAAGAAAAGGCATTTGAAATTGTTTCAAATCAATTTAATATTTTAGCTAAAGCGTCTGGACATAAATCGTTCGTATTGTCTGAGGAAAAAAAGTTTGTAGTGATTGAAAATTTAGCTAAACAATTTGCATTAACAGCTATTGATTTAAAAATAGAAGACCTTCCATCTATAAATAATACTCCTCCAGTTAAAAGATTAGATGATAAATTTTATTTACAATATTGGAACATTGTTAAACAAGAAATAGAAAAATTATGAAAGCAAACGAATTAAGAATAGGAAACTTTATTTTAGATGTTTTTGACTTAAAAAACGTATCTGAAAGGAATATAGATTTAGAAGATTTAGCGATGTTTATTAATTATAATAAACATCCTTTGCCATTTAAACCAATTTTATTAACCGAAGAATGGTTGTTTAGTTTTGGGTTTGAAATTTACGCAGAAAGTGTAATTATGAAAGCTTTTAAAATTGGATTTAATGAAATTACTCAAGATTATTTATTTGATTTGTGTTGGATAAAAGATTTAGATGGAAAAGATAAGCATCCATTTTACAAAAACGGAAGATTTGAAATAAAATATATTCACCAACTACAAAACCTATATTTTGCATTAACTAATGAAGAACTAACAATAAAACAACAATGAATCAAAACCAAAAAATACTAAAAGAACTGATTAAAATATCAGGACTTACACAAAAGAAATACGCTGAATTTCACAATATATCAGCACAGAAATTATCTAATTGGGTTACTGGATATAGAAATATACAGTTCTGCACCTTAGAATTATTAGCATTTGAAGATGGCTACAATATTAAAATAAATTATAAAATAGAAAAATTATGAAATTAAGAGAGAAAATACAGTTAGCTTCTGAAATACCTTTATACGATGGCGAAAAAGAACGCTTAGAAAAAATAGCCGATGATTTTGCTATTGGGTTTGTTAAGTGGTATGATAATTTACAAAAATCATTTTATAAGGATAAAGATTTAAGTTATAAAGACTTATTAGAAATCTACAAAAAAGAAAAAGGATTATGAAACAATGCTCAATAGTTGAATCAGTAAGAAAACAATTATTAGAACGTTCTAACGTAGGATTATTAAAATACGGTGTTACATTAGACAGAGACGATTTAAGTTTATTAGATTGGTTGGAACACGCTAAACAAGAACAAATGGACAGCGTTTTATACTTAGAAAAAATTATACAAGAACTTAGAAAAAAAGACACTTGGTACAACGAGGAACAAACTAACAAAAGAATGAATGTTATCGGTCAAAATGGAAACGATGGAACTCACTATGAAAAAAATTGAAAAATACAAAAGAGATGCACTATTTGCTAATTTAAAAGAATACGATTGTACAGCAAAAGAGCATAGTTATATTGAAGTTATTGAATGGAAAAACGGAGAGGGAATAGACGTAAACATTTATAATCATTCAGAAAGAATGGTAAGTATATGTTATTCTGAATTTGATTTAATAAAAAAAATGGTAAAAAAACTAAATAAATTATGAAAAAAACAAGAGTAAGACTTAAACAATATGAAGCATTGGCTTTAGGTTTAGAAGTTTCTAACGGTGATATTTACGGAAATCAAAAATATTATTTAAATGAAGAACAAAAAAACGAATTAGACAAACTTAGAACGCTACACAATACTAATTTTAAAGAGATTAAGCGAACTTTAAATAAAGATGGTGAAGTTATATCAAAAATTGAAAAACTTGTACCTGATAATCTTATTTCTATTCCTGAAAATCACGAAATAAAACGGGTAAGCACAAATGTTTCAACAAAACAGCAATGGGTAATAACTGAGCCTATTAAAAAAGTTTTAGAAATAGAAAAAGAAATTGATTTCTTAAGTATTTTTAAGGATAAAATCAAACCTGTAAAAATTAATTTTTCATATGATTTATTAATTAATATAGATTGTTTATTTGACCGTGCAGTTTACACAGATGTTCACGTAGGTATGAATGTAAATAAAGATGGATTTTCTTTATACGATGGCTTATGGAATGAAATAGAATTATTTAAAAGATTAGAAACATTTGTAAATTATATTATTAAAAACCAAAAATCAGATACTTTATTTTTAAATGACTTGGGTGATTTTATGGATGGATGGGATGGATTTACAACTCGTGGAGGTCATGCCTTGCCACAAAACATGGATAATCAAAAAGCATTTGATGTTGGGTTACGTTTTAAAATTCAAATGATTGACGCTTTGTTTAAAAGTTATTCTAAAATTAAAATAGTAAATATATGTAACGATAATCACGCTGGAAGTTTTGGATATATTGTAAATAGCGCCTTTAAAACTTATATCGAATTAAAATATCCTGATAATATTGAAGTGATAAATCAAAGAAAATTTATTGACCATTATATTATCGAAAATAGATGTTTTATTCTTACTCACGGAAAAGACGACAAGAGTTTAAAGTTTGGATTTAAGCCTAAATTAGACCCTATTCAAATAGAAAAGATTAAGAACTATATTGACGAATACAAACTGCACAATTACGATATTGAATTTGGAAAAGGCGATAGTCACCAGTTACTTTTTGACTCAACTTCATCAACCGCATTTGAATATCAAAACTTTGGAGCTTTAAGCCCTCCGAGTGATTGGGTAAAGACTAATTTTAAAAATACAAAGAGTTCATTCACTATAATGAATTATTTTGATAAACAAAAAACTATTAACAATTATATATTTTAATGTAACAAACAATAAACAAAAACGTTACAAAATGTCAAGTTTTTAGCAATATTAACTTGACATTTAAAAATTATAACATCATGACAAAATTTAAAAAAATGACACGTAAAATTGGATGTGAACTCGGAAAAATAACAATTATTATGAAAAATTGTAAATGTAAAATACCAGAGCCACAAATAAAAGTAAGCGAAAATGGTATAAACAGTTATTGCAAAAAATGTTGTAAAAATTATAAATCTAAGTAAATGAAAAAACAAAGTAACCTAACCAGAATAAAACGTATTTTAGAATTTTACAGAAAACGTGGTTGTAATTCTGAAAGAGCTAATGAAGTTTATCGAAAAATTATAAAAGAAAGATTATGTTAACAATTACAAACGAATTAAATAAGGTGCATCACTTAAACTTTTTAGACAATAATTTACCTGATAAATGTGCAAATCTAATTATTGCAGACCCACCATATTACAAAGTAAAAGGTGAGTTCGATTTTATTTGGAAAAATTTTAATGATTATTTATCGGATGTTGAAAAGTGGGCGATTGAATGTAAAAGAATTTTAGCTGATAATGGAACTATTTTATGGCATGGTGACTCTAAAAACATTGCTTATTCGCAAATTATTTTTGATAAATATTTTAATTTATTAAGCAATGTTACTTGTCATATTTACGATAGACAAACTAATAAAATCCCAGTTGAAGATGCGAGAAGTTTTATAAATACAAGCGAAAGAATTTTGATGTACAGTAATGAAACTTATAATTTAACGCAATGCGTTTTTTTAATTCGTGATTACATACGTGACGAAATACAAAAAGCAAAAGGCAAGATTATATTAAAAGAAGTTAATGAGGCTTTAGGAACTGCAACAAATGGAGGTGGTGTTGCATCAGCTTGTTTAAGTTTAGATAAAGCAGAACCGACAATGCTAACTAAAGAAATGTATGAGAAGTTACAAAAGTGGTGTTATCCTTATTTACGCAAAGAATATGAGGATTTACGCAAAGAATATGAGGATTTACGCAGACCATTTTTTCCGACTGAACAATATAAAATGGATGTTCTAAGAGTTTCACAAGAAGGACATATTACAGGAAACTACGACCACGACACAGTAAAACCCGAAAAGCTAACGAGAATATTAATAAAAACGTGTTCACGTGAAAATGATTTAGTTATTGTGCCATTTGCTGGAAGCGGAACGGAATGCGCAATGAGTGTAAAAGAAAATAGAAATTTTATAGGTTACGAAATAACAAAAAAATATGTAGATATGAGTAATAAACGAGTACTTACGCAAATGTCACAAACTAAACTATTTTAATGGCAAAACAACAAAAACCTAAACCTCCAACAATTGACGAAATCGAAAAAGAAATTAAATTTTTATTAGTTTCTAAAACAGATAACGTAAGACTAAAAGAATTACAAAAAAAAATCGATTATTTTAATTGGGGTATTAAATAAAATGTTATATTTGTATTTGTAATTTAGTGAGATTTATTACAACCGAAAATATTATAAGAATCCGATACGGAAAGCGAAATCTCACATCACGCTGACTGTATCGGATTTTACTTTTTAAACTAAATAGTTTATCCGT